ATAGTGTTTTCCTGATCCATAACCTACGTCCTGATAAATACCTAATACATCACCGCTTTTAGCTTCTACATCAAACCTAGAGACTGTCCAAGGCGCACGACAAGCAATCTTACGTACCCCCAAGCGTCCATCAGTGTACTTACTATGTTTCTTAGGCGATCTCTTAGTTGGGCCAACCCTTCGCTTATATACGACCTCAAACCAAGCAAAGCCGTACGACAACGACGATAAAGATTCTGCAATGTGGTCATCCAGACTGTGATCCATATCTTCAAAGATACTTTCCACAAAGTCAGCTTCACGTTTAGCTCCCTCAGTATCATTGGCTGGTTCCACCTTAAGTTTGACGTCTCTAAGTACTTGTTCAGCAGCATACATAACCGCACCAATAGTACTGTCATTATCCCGCATCTCCCGATACTTGCGAATAGCGTTCTTACCACGTAGTTCAGGAATAAACTCATCTGCACGTATCTGTCCAGTACGAGTGTTATCACCAGCTACACCAAGAATACTCTTAGCTTCACCTTCCGATAGTCGCTTCTTTGTAGCCATATTAAATTAGCCCTTTGGCACTAGAGTACGCTAGTTTAAGTTGTGGCTTTGCGTAACCATTCAGACTTAGATCAGTGATAGCCCATACTAGAGCATCTAACCTGTCAGGAGACCCAATAGAACCTAGAGGTTCCCACTGTACCATCTGATCCTCTAAGTCGTTCAATCCTCTTACATGCTTAACTCTGTTTTGTTCATATAATGCTGAAACTGGTTCTGCCCTAGCCATCTTACCTCTTGAGGCATGTACTAACCTTACAGGCAGTGTTTCATCTTCTGTATGCAGTGTATGTCTTACCATATCACCGCCTTGGTTTCTCTCCGCTACAATCCTGTCAGCTAAATGCTCATGATAGAGTTCTACAGCTTTAGATGCCCACTGTTGAGGTGTATAACGACCAGTATGATCCTCTAGGACATAAGCTGTGCCATTAACGTCTACACCAGCTACGACAATACCTGTCATGTCACTTTCAGCATTAGAGGTAATAGCTGGGTCAATAGCGACAACAATACGATTAAGTGTGGGAACCTGATCTTTCTCTATCTCACAATCAGCTAGGAGACCTCTTGACCATAATGCACCAGACGCTTCGTCAAGTATTTCTGCATATAACTCTTGCCTCCCAAGGCGTGTACCTTCATAGGTCTTCCTGATGGCGTCGATAAAAGTATCAGCGAGATTAGCAGAATTGTCATAAGTGCTGCCCCTAGAGACAACCGTTTTTTCGTCATCAAGAATAGTCCGTATCAGTTTAGTTGTCTTAGGTGTAGTAGTTACAAAGGATACTGGGTGTCTACCTAAGCGTAACCCAAACTGTGCCATGTCCCAAGTCTCTTGAGCGTTTCTCCAAGCACAAAGTTCATCTGCCCACATCGAATAAGCCTGTGGTCCCCTAAGTCTCTCAGGGTCTTCTGCACTAAAGAACACAGCCTTAGAGCCATTAGCCCAAGTCATTGTGTTATTAGTGGGAGACCAAGTAGGGTAGCCTAACTCTTTTCCTCTGTAAGTCTTATCACCCTTATGACAGACATTCATTAGCCCAGAGTCACCTTCAACCATAACCCTACGAACATCCCCCTTAGTTGGTGCTACACAGTGAACAATACGATCATTCTTCATTATCCTGTGTCGTACCCACTCAGCACCAGCCCTAGTCTTACCCCAACCACGACCAGCTAAAGCTACCCATACATTCCACTTACCATCAGGTTCTAACTGATCAGGTCTAGCCCAGAACTTCCAATCGTACTTAAGTTCTTCAGCTTGCTCTGGGGAGAGGGACGACAAAACTGAAGCTACCTGATCTGAGGGTAACTTCCTTAAGTCCTCAGCCGTTATCCTCATGTTCATCAGGGGTATTCTTTCCTAGTCGGGTCATAATCTCTTCTACAGCGGAGCGGTCTTCCTCTTCTTCACTACCAACTTCCCGTTCCTCAACAGTGTTAGTAGGAGACCAACCCCCCTTACTTCTCAGGTACAACTCAGCAGCTTTAAAATCACCAGCTAACGCTTGTTCAACGACAACATTACCAATAGCTGATGTAGTATTAAACTTCACCTCCGCTATGTCCCCACCATACAACTTATAAAAAGTAGAGGTACTAGATGGAGCATGAGAATATTTCTGTATGGATGCCATAATATCTTTAACTGACACACCACTACTGATGCCCTTACGAACATGCTTACCTATAATAGCACTATATGGTAGTTTCTCTGCCATGAACTTTGAACACCCTTCAGTTCCGTACATGATGATTAATACATCACAAATAGTATGACAATAATAGTAAGTATAACTCCCTCAACCATCGGCATGATCCTATCCTGTAACTCTTACTCTGAAAAATAGTTGTATCTCATGGTTGATTGAGGGAGAACTTCATATTCACTACAACCTAGTAAATATCTAGTATTGTAGCATTCCTTAAGCTTCTCACCTTAAGCTATACACATAAGGTATATACTACCCTATATTCTGTACACTATCATTATTATTATCTAATACTATACTAATGCCTAGTATACAACTTTCGAGAACCTCTTATATATATATAGGCACCTAAAAACGAGTTTGTAAACCTACACTTTTTGTTTTTCTTGTCGTTTTTTATTAACCCGCCGAAATTAAACGATTCTTTTTTTAGGGTGCGACACTTTGCCCTACCTTTATTAAAGCTTAGTTTACTATATCTATTGTATATACAGTGGCAAATTGCTGTTTTGTGACATTTCCTAAAATATATTTTTTCTTTTCGTGGGGTGTGACATAATTAACACACTTGTAACCAACGGATTCCTGAGTTTTCTACCTTATTAATAATAAGAGGTGCGGAGTAATAAGTATAACTAAAGTAAATTTCTTATGTTATAGATATGGGTGGATAACCACGCCGCTCAAAAGTATACCCCATAAAGTATAGGGTCCCATACTAAAGTATATATTGACATACCCCCATAGGAATAACGAATCACACCCTAGTAGAAACGAAAATGAAGGGGTTGAAGTTTAAGGTTTCCCAATTATCAATCATTGCCATTGCATCGCGCTTGCTGTTTGCTGCATCGGTTGGATCTGATTCGCCTTGCGGAACCATTAACCAAGTGCCCTCAACTAGCTCAATGGTCCACCCCTTATATGTGTAGCATGATTTTCTGATTTTTGTTGCGCTTGTCATGTTCTTTTCCCCTTTTGTTATCCTATTATTACACTGATTCGCATAGGGAGTCAACAGTATAATCAAATGTTTTTTCTTACGCTTGGATGGCAGGTCGGCAATGCCTTTGATAATCATTCGCAACTAGGGTCAAAGCTGCAATTGAGAATGGTTCGCAAGTATTCACAAGCTAACATATTGAGTCGGTATAATAATAACCCATTCTATATCGCTCGATATTAGCGCCGTACAAGCGCACAAAAGAAAAAAGGCCCCTACCATATAGCAGAGACCAGAGTCGTCGTTCTAGGGGGCTATTTATCAAGGCCAGTGATGTATCGCCAGCCACGACCAGCCAAGTATTGTTGCCATGTTAGCCATCCAGATTAGAGTCAAGCCTATGCGTTTTAGTGTTACATTATAACGATTCATTGTGTTGACTCTTTCCATTTTGACATTGTGCTATGTTGTGCTGTTGTTAGTGGTGAAACTTCAGCGTTCCCGTTATCATATAAAAAACTGCAGGTTAAAAACTCCAGCGCGTACATGTCGCCCTGAGTCCTAAGCGCGTCTAGATATTCCTGCCGTTCTGCTAGTATCTCTTTAAATGATGGTTTTGTCATACTGCCGCCTCCACCTTAACAAGCATTGATTCCGTTTCCTCTATTACGTCACGTTCTGTTTCGCTTATCATATACTGACTATGCTCCACAACGTATTGAACGCGCTGTTCTATAGCTTCAAGCATTGCGTCCGTGGCCTCGGATTCTGTTTCGTATAGCGTGGACTCTGGTTTCGTGTCGCAAGTGTCAGCGTATTCTAGGACGACATGCCAATCGCCTTGTTCAAGCATGTAAAGCAAGTGTGATGCAAGTGTGTTGCTTGTCCAATCAACGGCAAAAGTGACCATATCTGTTACACGCTCAAATTCTGGTGTTTCACCTGTGTTGTTTTTATAGTCCTCTATCGCTGCATCAATAGCGTCGATCCAATCCGAGTCGCATAACTTGCGTTGAATATCGCGTGTGTAAATCATGTCATTAAAAGAACCAGCGGCACAGTGGGCGTGCTCTATGTCTGATATTAGTGAACTAATCGAGTCGTATTGATTGCCTTTATACTGTTCAATCAGGTCAAGCGCGATTGCATTATTATCGCTATAGCTAAAACGCTGAGCGGCTATGTCTAGGAACGTATCAAGATTGTTTAAGGTGTTCATGGTATTATACTCCCACGCTTGTATTAAAGGCCACGGCGTCGATTCCGCTTGCGCGGTATTCTTGCGCCAATTCCTGCGCTTGTTTGATTGTCATTAATATGAATCCCGATACTGGAAC